TCGCCCCTAATCGGGGCTTTTGACGGACAGAATCCAGGGCAAAGCCCTTACGATTCCGTCTCGTCGGTTTTGATAACTCCTTCTGAGTTATCCACATTGTTATCCACATTTGTGGAAACATTTTTTTTGCGAGATTTGACATTTTCAATCTCTTGAGTATATTTTTCAGCCAATTCTTGGCGTTCAGCTAAATCTAATGTACGAGGATCGGGTAAATCATCTTCCTCGTCATAATAAGGCGTAAAGCCAGTAACAGGTAAACCTCTAGAATATCGTTCTAATATAGTACGTATAGACATTGTTTGATCAGGCACAGTAAGTGATGGCTGATCGTTAGTTTCATAATTTTTCTCAAATAAATGAGAATTTGCAGATGTTTTTATCATAACTTATCAAGTTTATCTCTACCCAACTGGGTATTTTTATACATTTTATCAAATGAATTTTTTACACGTTCGACACGTGTTTTTTCGGCATACATACCAAATGCCTCAATGAGTTCTAAATCTTGTTTTTCTTGTTCTTCCGTAAGAACAATTTTCATATGATTATTAATAATCATTTTTTGTGTTTCAGAATAAACTTTGTCTTTATAATACCTAGGCATAGCAATTTTTTTACCACCTACAATAGGTACATACATACGATTAACTAAATCGTTTTTATGCCAGGCAATCATATTATTACTTAAATAATTTTGACCAAGTCCTTTACTCATAAGACTAAACTCTTTTAACCTATCATCATTTTTATGTTTAGGAATCTTTCCAGGCTTCTGCATATATTTTAAAGTATACCCTATAGAAGCTTCATTAACTTCGCCAATATAAATAGAACCGATAGGAACATTCCCAATACCAGCTTTATAATATGACCATGCTTTTTCAACATCTATCGGATTAGAATTAAATATAATTAAATGATAATGAGGGCGGTCTCTTTTACTACCATATTCACCACATACATAATACTTAAGTTTTTTATCGGATAACTTCCGTAGACGTTTCATATAAGTTTGGATGTCCCTTTTATTTAAAGTCATAAATCCATTCTTAGTTAGAGGTACGTATTTTGTATCATATGTTAATGTAACAAATAAAGCAGTTTCAGAGCGCTCACCCTCTTTAATCAACCTAAAAGACCATCCCGAAGTTCTCCTTTTCATACACGAGGGACATTTACCACAAGGTAGCGCCATCCATTCAGTAGTTATCTTGTTCCTCATGTGAAAAGGAGTAAGACAACGGGTAGACATTAAATACTAGGTGTTCCGTATTTAGGCATAGGGCGCACAGCCTTTACTTTATTAAGAACATGACAATACAATTTTTGAACAGTACTGTCTTCAGTAGCAAAAATACGAGTAGTATTTGCGGGAGCACATTCAATAAATGTTTGATTTAAAGCAGGCTCACTAGAGAATATACGACCTAAATGCCAGTAATCTAAAGACGTTCTAAAGTCTCCAGCCACACGACTTGGCATATATTTATATTCAGCATAACGAGGAACGTAACCAAACGTATTATTTGCATTATTAGTATAAGCGTAAATTTCATTTACAGTAACCTCTTGCTCTCCAATATTGGCAAATGATGGCCAATAATAATCTAATGGATCTTTCTTTAAGAATGTTTTAGGTATACCTTGCTGGTAAGCAGTTTTAGGCATAACACTCATAATACCAATAATATATCCATGTTCTTCACAATAATAAGAACCAGACTTACCAGAAGAAACAGAAATAGCATGACCAGCCATATTACCTTGAGCAGTACCATCAGTTGAAGTTTCTGACGCAGAAGTTTGTAATACTTCAGATACAACCACAGGAGTTTTAACGCCTGTAATATACTCTGGGCGTTGTAAGCGAGCATCGCTAGACTTAACACCAAAATGAGATAATATAGATTCAACATAACGTGTACCTCCACGAGCATTTTTTTCTAACCATTCTTGTAATCTATAAGCACGACGTAAATCGTTAATAGTTGTAGGCTCTACTTCTAAACCACCAGTAGCAGCAAATAAATCAGTAGAAGTAGTAGGTGAATTAGAACCAGGGACAACAACAGAATAAGGAGTACCAGTCAACGTAGTAGGTGTAACTGAAGAAGAATCTCTGTAAATAGGAGCATTTTCAGCAATTTGACCTAAAGGAATATCTACTGCAGCGCCTTTTTGAGCAAATGGTAAACATGATGTAAAATAATCATGTTCCCAAGCACGATTACGCATAGTAACATAACGAGCATAAGAAGGTTGGTCACCATCAACCAATTTATAATCAACAGGTTCAATTAAATTTTGATCACGATAATACTCGTTATAAATAGCTTGATAAGCAGCAAAAGGTAAAGCATTAATCTGTTGAACGTTAGCACCATTAGTAGGATTAGGAGGCACTCCCATATAATCTAAAAAAGCATTATAAGGATTCCAAAATGCAGTACCACCATAATTGAAATAAGGTGGAACAATATCATCACCAGTACCTGCAGGGCCATTATTAGTTATAAACTTCTCCCAATTATCCCAAAGAATACGATTAGGAACAAAGAAATAATGCATAGTAACATCCATACGATGCATAACTGGAGCAACGAGAGGAGCAAATCGTATAATACTCTCGCAACCAATCTCAAACTTATCACCAGGTACACACTCCAAAGTAAGAATAGGAGTAAGCTGACCCATGTTAGTAGATAATTTAACATCATGAGTTAAATCAAAGAAATTCTTAGCAGGTTTCTTTAATTGAATAGAATTAAATATGTTTTTAGCCATAATTATAAACGGATACCTCCGCGAGACATGTAATATGTACGTGAAACTTTTCTCTTGCCGTAACCTTTACGACCGTAAGACTTACGTCCTTTGTAACCTCTACGATTCCTCATTTTTTTCTTGTTTTAAGTGAAACATTGATATTTGTAATAAAGCACAAATCGAATCTAACCTGGAAGCAACCAGGGATTTTTGTTCGTCATTTAAATCCATATTCTCTATAGCTTTAATAGACTCTTGAATAAACTCAATAAATTTTTCCATATTAGAAATTTTTTTCAAACCATTTAACTAAATTATCAAACTCACTTTTAATATAATCTATACCTTTATTTTGTGTAAAAGCTTGAGTTAATATACGAAATAAAATATTATCATTAGGTTGAATACCCATTCGTTTAATATTAGCATCATATTCAGCAATCATACCAGTTTTTTTCAAGTTTGCAATAGTCTGATAAGCTTGCGCTTCTTGAGCCTTTGATAAATTCATAGATTGAATTTTAACATCTAAATCTTTAATTAGATTATTAACCCGATACTGCCCTTCTTCTAAACGAATAGGATTATTAGATTTATTAAATTCTATATCTTGTAATCGTTGTTCATTTTGTAATTTTAAAGCATCAAAAGATGTTTTTGCAATATCTTGCCAATAAGGACTTTCAGCATTTTTTTTAGCAGCTTCTAACGTTTTCAATAAATTGTCAGTAGAAGCATTTTTTATTTGTTCTTTAACTAAATCAGTTTGAACATTTTTTAATTGTGTATCTTGATAAGCACCAAGACCTTGTAATCCCATAGCTGCAGCATTCCCCAAATCTACTTGAGGCGCACGAGGAGAATAACCCTCTACAGATGAAGTACGTACTACAGGCGACTGGGACATTTGACCATAGATCAAATTTGGATTAAGACCAGCTTCTTTAAATCTGGTCATTTGAGCAGCAGGAGAATTATAAGCATTTTGCATATTCCAATCAGCTAAAGCATCTGCTCTTTGTTTGTCATACATTTCTTTAGAATAAGATAGTTGACTTTGATTAGTTGCGGATTGAGAACCCGCATTAATAGCCGAGCCAGCTAAACTAGCACCGGCTGCAATAAGGGGTAAGACTAGTGGACCCATATTTTTTTTTATTTTTTAATTGACATTTAAAAGTAGTGTTTTTTTTTCGTTTATCACGCCACTACGTTTTGTTCAGTACTCAAATGTAACACTTTTTTTTAAATTAGTGTCAATTAGCACTAATATATCAAGGACAATTAGTGCGTCGCCCCTAATCGGGGCTTTTGACGGACAGAATCCAGGGCAAAGCCCTTACGATTCCGTCTCGTCGGTTTTGATAACTCCTTCTGAGTTATCCACATTGTTATCCACATTTGTGGAAACAT